TCCATTGAGTTTGAAATAGGCTTACTCCCCATCCATGCTTTAGATAATAATACTGGAATATCTAATGCCATAATATAAGCTACTTGTTGGAAAATAACTCCCCAATCCTTACTCATGAATCCTGATGCGATAATAAAGCCTGCACTCACTAACCCAAGCCAACCATTTACACTTTTGTGGGCATTAATGGCTGTAATACATGTTACACCAAGAATCATACCTATTGCGTTAATTGCGGTTGTCACTGATGGAGCTGTTAAAAATCCTGTTAATTGCATGCCAATTGTGAATGCCACTAACATATAGTTGGCAGATACCCAACCTTTAAACTGTGTTGATAAATACCATAAATACCATAAAGGGTGGATAAACAGCGCGAAAAGTGCTGGCGTGTTATCAAAATATTCTTGCATTGTTGCCTTCTTACCTGTGTAAACTGTTTCCATATTACTAAAACTTCCTTTTCTATTTTTTGTCATCGGTAGAATTATAAGATTCGATGCATGTCCTGTTGGACTCTTTATTTTTAAATTAAATCTTTAATACGTCTATCTAAAACATCAATATAACTATTCATAACATGTCGTTGTTCTTTCAATAAATTTGTATGATATTCTGATAGACTACTATCTTCTAAAAAAATATCCAACTTATTGAGTTTCACTCTTAATTCTTTTCGTTCTTCTACCAATTTATCAATAATTGGATTGTTCATCATTAAACTTCCAACTCCTGCTTGACTTCTTTTAATTGAGAAACAACTAAATCAACCAATTCAACTTGTTCCTTAGTTGCTTCATTTAATTTATGGTCTTTTCCAAATACTTTTTCTACAATTGCGTTAACTTTGTCGCCGTGTTCTGCCTTGAATAACGCTGTACCAATCACTTGAGCTTCCTTCATCAAACTATCAAAGTCTAATTTAGTATCACCTGTGTCAGCGTCGGCTTGACGGACATCTGTTTTATCTTTATCATCAATTTTATTAACAGCGTCTGTAATAGCCTGTGTATATGCTTCTGGTGATAATGGGATAATAGGTTCAATGTCTTCAAAAGTTGAACCTGCTTGATACTGCAACGTTCCACGTAAATGGATTACACGATGTTCTTTACCTTGTGTGTCTACTGTTGAGTCAATATATAAGATATTATCAACCATATTATTAATCACTGCTAGATACTTACCTTTAATGTCTGGTTGGTACTGTAAGAATTCTATATAGCTTTGACCTGTTTTCTTATCGGTACCTTCTGTAAATTGTGTTAACTCATCTTTTTCAGACTCTAAAATGCTTGATTTAGGCACCTGAATCGTATTTTGGATTGAATGGCTAACAAAAGCTGGAACAAATCCTAACCGTTCAATCATCTGCATACCGTCACGCCACATGGTTTTAGCGTCCGTCCAATCAGCTCCCCAAATGTCAGAACGTTCTCCAATAGCTGATTCGCTATATTTTGAAGCCACATACTTCTCTAACATTGGTACTAAATTGTCAATAGTGTCAATTGAAATTACATCATATCGTTCTTTTACTTCTTTTTTACGTAATTGAGCCAATACTTGAAGATATTCACCCCAATTACTAACATATTGAACATCAGCACCGGCTAATGCCTTATAACGTTTTTCAGTCATAACATGTAATACACGATTACCGTATAACTTGTGAACAAAAGTGGTCTTGCCTTTTTTGACATCACTATAAACAAGCATTGAATAACTTGCTACGTCCGTTGACACCTTCTGTGGCTGAATATTTAATAAATCTACTACCATATATAACTCTCCTCCTAATTGTTTACTACAAGATATAGTATATCATATTGAGCACTGTTGGTCAATCTATCTATTTATTTATTTTCTAATATACTCTTTTCCTTTATATGAACTACACCGCGGTTAAAACCACGGGTTTCTGGGAACACTGCATACTTGTCTAATATTATTAAAACATTAGATAGAGGTTACAGCTATTTACCACGGTTCGTTCCGAACCTAGATAGTCTTTTAAGCACTTAGAATGTTCTTAGCTGCATTGATGTCTCTATCGTGGTTCATACCACAGTTAGGACATGTCCACTCACGAATATCCAAGGTATGCTTACCATCATCATATCCGCAATCAGAACAAATTTGAGATGTTTTCCTAGGATTAACAGTGACTAGCTGTTTTCCATACCAAGCACATTTATATTCAAGCTGTCTTCTAATTTCTCGCCAAGATTGATTAGCAATAGCTCGAGCAAGTTTATGATTTTTAAGAAGATTTTTGGTTTTCAAATCTTCAATTTTAATCACATCATATTGCTCTACTAATTGCTTACTTAGATTATGCAGGTAGTTATTGCGTTGGTTGGCTATCTTTTCACTATACTTAGCAACCATCTGCTTAGCTTTTAAGTAATTTTTGAAATCTGATAGTTCTCTAGGGTTTAAGACTTTATCGTGGTGGTCCCACGCAATTTCTTTCTTAGCTTGTAACCGACGTCGAGCTAGGCGCTTCTCCCAGTAATGTTTTTTCTTAGCAAGAATTTTATCAAATCTGATAGTTGGATATTTCACGCCACTGCTAGTAATCATTAAATCAGCTAAGCCCATATCAATTCCTACGGAGTTATTATTTTTTGGAAGCTCTTTAATTTCAGTGTCAATCAGCAATATGGCGTAGTATTTACCGGTAGCAGAAAGCTTAATTGTTGCTCGCCTTACTCTTTCTAAAGGCAACTGCCCTTTAACTTTGACAGTTCCTAGCTTTGGTATCTTCAAATAGTGGGTAGCTACTGGTTTAATCCCCATTTTAATAGTATAACTTTGTTTTGGAAACTTACGTGATTTGAACTTAGGAAATCCCTTATGATTTTTAAAGAATCTCTTATAAGCTTCCACTAAATCATGGTTTGTTGCTTGCAAGCTAGTGCTTTCTGCTTCTTTTAACCAAGGATATTCTGTCTTCAAACATGGTAGGAGCTTGTCTAAAGTATATGCAGAAAGAAAAGGTGCTTCTGGGTTGCTTTCATGCCTATTAATCGTCATGTTTAGCATTTGATTCCAAACAAAACGGTTATAGCCAAAGTTCAATTTAATCTTTAACTGTTGTTCTGAATTGGGATAAATCCGCAATTTAACTCCCTTTAAAACCATTATCTTCACCACCTTATGCTTTCGTTATATCATACTTTCAGAGTAATATGGGATTCATCTCGTCACTAAAGTAACAAGCTTTCTCCACTCTCCTATGTAGAAGGGAAATAATTCCCCATTTTAAATTTAGAACGTTGGAATATCACCATTATTAACATCTTCTACGGTTGGTTCAACTTTACCGCCTACCATTTCCTTTGGTGGTTGCTTAGGTGTTGGAAAACCTGTTGGCATTGTTACTTCTGGAGTGTTGTTACTCTTTTCTTCAACCAGAGATAGTGCTTTACGGCGCATATTAATAATTTCTTGAATTTCTTCTAGGCTATATCCTAATCCTTCTTCGAGAGGCATGTTACCGCCAATAATTTCTAATTCATTAACGAAATTCTTGAATACGCGTGGTTCAATCTTTTTACCAAATCCAGCAAATCCAGTATCTTCTACCTCTTCTTGTTTAGTTGTATCGGGATAATTATTAATTTTAATCAATAATTCACCTGTTGAATTTTCAGTATATAGTGACTTAAATCCTTCTAAAGTTCCTTTATCATCTTCGTGAATAATAAGATTTAATGGTGTAACTTTTGGTCTAGCCTTAGAACCGTTAACCATATATGCTTCAACGGCTTCCGCTGCTGGTGAAACAGGTAATTGTTCTTCATCTAACACTGGGCTAAATTTAACTAATACCATTTTTGCACTAAATTCAGCTTTTTGAGCCGTTTTAGCATCAACACGATTCATATAGTTTAAGTTAAATTGTACCCGTGAAACCAAGCCATTCTGACCAACATAATCATTAATTGAAACATTTCCTGATACCGATACCGTATCAGCAGATTCTAATCCATTGGCGTCAATAGTCTTATATTCTTCCATAATAGTTTGTAAACCTTTGTACCGTTTGTTTTCAGTCACTTCACCATTATAGTTATTTTCCTTCATTTCAATAACTTTAATATTGATATTATTAATAACACCTTTTTCAACATCTTCTACTTGAACAACAATGTTGCCATTAATCATATCTTTACCACTATTACTTTTCCGTGCTTCAAGATTCATTGTCTTCAATGTTCCTACTACTTGTAAATTTGCGTATGTTCCTTCGATTGCCATTTGACAACCCCCTAATTATTTATTTCATAGTTTAACCTATGTACACATAGAGTATTACTACTCTACTGTCTAATTAATGTCTTGAGCTTAATTAGTATATCATACGTTAGTAATGCCTGTCAAGCGAATGAAGCAAGAATTATGAAAAATTATCTAACTCCATTTTAAACATTCTTAAAATATCAACATTAGCAACTTCTAAACTGATATAGATAGAATCTTCTCTGATAGGCATATATAGCTTATCTGTTTGAGTTCTGAAGAAAATATCTACCTTATTACCATTTTCATCTTCATGCCAATACATTTGAATTGTTAAACTGCTTACGTTATAATTATACGTTCGCTGTGTCACGTAATATTTATTCATTGGTTTTCCTTTAACTTTTTATTTTTTCCGTTCTCATTAATAATAACATAATCTGCTAATGTTTGCAACAATTTGTTGACACCATAAGAATTTAATTTTAATTTACGTTTCATTTCTTTTTTATTATACCCTTTTAACACCAATTCTGCAATGGTTTTTAAATTGTCGTATAATTTTAATTCTTTAATATTGTCGTTTAAGGCTTCTTTTGCTAACCATAGCTCACTATCCTGTTCCAAGCCAACATCATTTAGCATTAAATTAACCAATTGTTCAGAATCACTAAAATCAACATCATGAACAACATAATTAAATCCATCAACTTTGTTTTTTAATGAATTAATCTCATCTTTGTTTAAAATATACTTAATATCAGCTTTAATACGACTAATATCGTTTAAAATCTGTGGGCGTTTACCAACGTTATATTTTAAATTGTGTTTCAATAATTGATAGTATTTTAAATATTCCAGCACCACGGGATTATCCGTTTTTAAATTATCTAATACATCAGTATTATGAATCATACTGCCTTTGTTTAAACTACTATCACTAATAGTTGATGTATCAATATCCGACAAACCCGCTTCTCTATCCATTTTACGTGTTAATGCTTCTCGTGTATGAATAGTAGCCCCTTTGCTAACAAAAGTCATTTCTTTACTTTCTTCACTTTTAATCAAATAGTCTCCCATACGTTCTAACAATAAACAAACATTGCCGTCAGTTGCTAAAGGGTCATCATTGTTAATCAGTGGGTCAAAAATATCGTTGAAATAACTATCAAAGAAATCTTCATACTCCATCATAGTGTTTACCGTATTCATTCTATCTTCCAAGTGTGTAGAATCTTCTAATTTTAATTTGCTGAATTGTTCGTACATTTCGTGTACTCCAGTACCATTAATTTTACCAGTAAAACTTCCATTATTACTCATGCTTTCATATTCTGCTTTCTAAAATGTATACTAATGTGTATTATCAGATTTTACACATCACATTTTTAGTCATCGCCGTTAACATTAGTGTTCTGACTTGGTTATATAACTAAGCCACATGGACTAACTCTTGCGACATTATTTGGGCAAAACCTGCCCGATTGTTTTGTTACTTATAGTTGATGATGTTTCTTACAGCATTTTCATCTCGGTCTAATATAACACCACAGTTATAACACCGATAAGTTTGGTGTTCATGGTAAATGCTGTCACCAGACAAGGTTTGTTTTCCGCCATAGCTTTCGGTTGTTTTACGATACCCACACTCTGAACAAAGTTGTGTGGAAGGGTATAGCCTGTCTACTAAAATAAGTTTACGATTATTCCAATCACATTTATAAGTTAAGATAGTTGACAGCTTACCGAATAGTGAGCGCTGTAAATTCTTACCCATTCTTTTACTCATCATCATTGTCTGAACATTTAAATCTTCAATATGAATTTCCGAATAAGTATTAACCAATTCAGAAGTGAATTTATGGAGAATATCTTTTTGAATATTAGAAACTTTTTGATAGTCACGTCTAAGTTTGGTTTTCACTTTCGTGTATCGTTTCGTTCTAAAGTTATAAGGATTTTCTTCTCGTTTACGAGCTAACATCTTTTGATAGTGAGTAATGCGTTGATAATATCTATCTAATTTACGTGGATAGATATTAATGACACCATCATTATAGTTAAAATGTTTTACATTGACATCTACACCTGCGATGTCTCGTTTTTTGGGTAAAGTTGGTTCATATTCAGTCTCAATAACTAAACTTGCATATAAACCGTCTGCTTTTTGTGTAATTGTACATAATTTTAAACTTCCATCAAAGCGTACCTTCTCTCTTAATTTAATACCATACCAATGAGACTTATCAATACCTCTAGGCTTATCTAAAACTAGCCTCCCTTTAATCACCCTCGCTCTATCAGTAGTAAAGGAGGGCTTATAGTTTTTCTTAGCTTTAAATTTAGGTCTCATATGATTAGGCATATTTAGGTTAAAGAAATTCTTCCATGCTCTTTCTAATTGACTAACTGTTTGTTGTAATACGCGGGCTGATAGGTTATATTGCCAATCCTGCTTATCAGCAACTAAAACATTACGAACTTTTGAGCCGTTAGGTCTTAACGTCTTGTCATCTAAGAAGGTGGCTTGGTCATACAAACTATTCCAAGTACCTAACGCCTGATTCCAACAATATCTACGATAATTAAATAAGTCTTCAATCGCCTTACGCATGTGTGCATTTGGTTCAAGTTTAACTTGATGCGTCTTTATCATTGTACTTCACCCCCCTACGTTAGTGTGTGTCAACTTATGTCTACAAATTGTTTAACTGTTGTTACATTCTCCTAAAATTGACATTTTTTAATTTTTCTATTCCAGAATAAATCTCCCAGAATCGCTACTTTTTAATTTTTCTATCCTAGAATAATTCTCCTAAAATCGTGACTTTTTAATTTTTCTATTTTAAGTTTCTCTAGAATTGATGTTTTTTAAAAAATCTATTTCAAAACGACTTTCTCCATAATTGACGTTTTTTAATTTTTCTATTCTTGAAGATACTTATTATATAGTCATTATTATAGTCGTTTATATTGCTTTATTGTATTAAAAGCATATAAATTGAATCTCATCTATAAACATATTATACTAGAAATAGCACCCAATGTCAACTTTATTATTAAATTATACATTAATTAAGTAATTATAGTATAATATGTCTCTAATATGTAGTATTTTACTAACAATATAGCATATATAGATACTAATAATGTTAATAACACAATATATTGACAATAATAGTCTTTAAAATCACGATTTTATTCATATCATAATTTTAGTCAATAAACATGATACCCTTTATATAGCCATATAAGCTCGCTCACGCAATTTTAACTATTATTATGTAATAAATGAGGTAAAATTAATTTAAATGTCTGTAATAGCATATCAAGTGCTATTTATTTTTTAGGCTTATATTAAAAGCATGTTTCATATTATAATTAATATATTTAAAAATAATCATATTATGATATTAAAACTGTGCAAACAAATATTATTCAATTACAATATTATTTATTTCAACATGCCAAATATTTTAGACATTGAATACAAAAAATATTAATAGTTAAATAGTAATCTAGTTCAAACTCCCCAAATATTTACCTTTTTCAACTTTCAGGATATTTGCAATATTTTCATCAGAAAATTTATCAACAACAAAAACGAGGTACATGTGTTGTCAACATTTTGCCATCTGTTTGGAATCCCCAGGATATGTGCGATATTTTCATATAAAAGATACCCCAGAAAATAATTTCCCAGAAATTCTCAGAACTTTTTTTGACTTTTTCTATGTATAAAGAGAGTCTCAAGTTAATTTTACACTTTTTAACCTCTTTCGTCAAGTGCTTTTTTAAAAATATTTTATAATTTTTTAGCGGATCAGACCAGCACCAGCAATCAATACCAGCAATAAGGATCAATCAATACCAGCACCACCTAAAAGGATCAGACCAGCACCAGCAATCAATACCAGCAATAAGGATCAATCAATACCAGCACCA